GAGAAGTCAGGCGATTAAAAGAAGAAATCATCCGACCAAAATGCGATGTCAACAATAGCGATGCGAACTGGACTGATGCAATGAGAGTTGCTTGTCAAGTTTATGATGTCACCCCTGACCAAGTTATCTCAAAGAACCGAAAGCAACACATCGTCTATGCGAGACATCTATTCTGCTATCTTTGTAGAAAGCATTTGAAGATGACCTTTGCTGGGGTTGGCAACATCCTTCATCGGGATCACTCATCCATCATAAACTCCGTAAATGTCTACACCGATTTAATTCACTATGACAGAATCTCAACCGAACATTATTCAAAAGCATCTGCCTTATTGGGTGATTACTTGCAAGAAAGGAATGACGAGCTCAATCTCCATCTACAAGACGGAGGAGGAGTTGTTGAGGTGTAAGAAAAAATACGAAAAAGATGGTTATATTTGTAGTATTGAAAAGAAAAGTTGACCAAAGCCGACATCATATTGGAGTTGTCCAAAGCTGATTGGCTCACCCAAGCAACGAGGAATATCGCCAAAGATAGAGAGTTGGCAAGGGAGTTGTATCAATTCTACTTTTTGACCTTACTTGAAAAACCTGATGAGCAAATTGAAAAAATATACCGAGACGGATACATCCAATTTTGGTCAATCCGTCTCTTGTATTTGGCTATCAACGGCAACCGGCATCCCTTTGGGAACTCTCGCATATATGACCAGTACGATGTCTACGAGTTGGACTTCGCTGAAGAACCTGACCTACTGCTTGAGCGAGAAGAAGAAGAAACAATTGAACTTGAACGAATCAACAAAATAAACCAAGTAACCGAATCAGCATACTTCTATGAGAAGGAACTCTTCAAGATGTGGTGTTCAGGGATGTCTGCAAGGGCGATCCATAGAAAGACCGACATCTCCGTCCGTGAAGTGTTGAGGGTGGTGAAACTAATGAAAGAACGATGTACAACGAAATAATTGGGATTGCTTGTCTCTCCATCATCATTGTCAACTTTGGCAAACCAGCGGACATCATAAAGAGGTGGAAGTACGGAAGCGACTATTCCAAATGGAAACGAATGAAACCACTTGATTGTGCTTTCTGCTTATCGTGGTGGATGGGTGTTGCTTATTTTGTACACCAATACGGACTTGTTGGTATCTTGTACGCATCCATCTCAACCGTCATTGTTGCACTTTTAGAAACCAAGATATGAGAACGGATGTATTCAATATGGATTGCATTGAAGGGATGAAGCAATATCCTGATAAGTATTTTGAATTGGCGATTGTTGATCCGCCATACAATGTAGGTGCATCGGATGGTAGTTTTGGCAATCGTGGACACGATTCAAAAACCAGTAATTTGAAACATTACGCCAATCACAACATAACACCAAATGAACTATACTTTAAAGAATTGTTTAGAGTAAGTAAAAACCAAATTATTTGGGGGTCAAACTATTATCCTGAGTTTTTGCATCATAGCGGAGCGATTATTTGGCATAAAAAAACAGTCGGTCCATTAAGTGATTGTGAAATAGCATTTCAATCGTTTAATAAATTAGTAAAATATTGTTTTTTTGAGTGGTTTGGTTTTAAAAAAGGAAGTGAAATTGGTCAAACAAGAATACACCCAAACCAAAAACCAGTAGATCTTTATCGTTGGCTATTGCAGAACTACGCCAAAGAAGGAGACAAGATACTTGACACTCATTTAGGCAGCGGCTCAAGCCGTATCGCTGCAGATATGGAAGGATTTGATTTTGTTGGATATGAATTGGACAAAGATTATTTTGATGCATCTTGCAAACGCTTTGATGAATATAAACTACAACAAAAACTATTATGACCAACATAGAATTCATCCTATCCCTTCAACCACTCTTTGACAAGTGGAAGCAAACCCAAGTGTTCCAACCAACACCTGAACAAGCCAATCAACTGAATGCCGTGCATCGTGAAATCTTCGGACGCAACTTGCCGTCTTGCTCAACCTGTGTGACGGAAGCACTCCACTCACTTTTGATATGGGCAAACCAGCAACAAGACGCACTCATCCAACTTGCGGACGATGAGCAGAAGCCAAAGAGGAGAAGAAAGAATGAGCAATGAAGAAACACACAATGACATACCTAAACCATTTCGGATATGACATAAGTGACTTCATCCCTTGCGAGGTGTGTGGCAAAACTGCCGTGGACATCCATCATATTGAAGCGAGAGGTTTAGGTGGGAGTAAGGAAGCGGACAATATTGAGAATCTAATGGCTTTATGTCGTGAAGATCACATCAAATGGGGGGATAAGAAACAACACAAGGAGTGGTTGAAATCCATTCACGAGCAAAGATTGTCAATGGTAAAATGAAAAGCGAAGTATTCAATATGGATTGCGTTGAAGCAATGAAATCCTATCCTGACAATTATTTTGAGTTGGCGATAGTGGATCCTCCGTATGGTTTAGGCAAAAGAACTACCGATGGAGGCACAAAACGAAATACGCAAACAAAGTTTATGCAGGATATAAGGCGGACAAATTGGGATGACAATGTGCCTACTGATGATTATTGGAAAGAGTTATTTCGTGTTAGTAAAAATCAAATTGTGTGGGGTGGAAACTATTTTGGATTGCCTGCACATAGATGCTTTATTGTGTGGGATAAAATGACTTATGTTCCGACAATGAGCCAAGTCGAACAAGCGTGGACTTCTTTTGATAGCCCTGCACGATTAAAAAAGATAAACAGTAATAATCCAAACAGATTACACCCCACACAGAAACCCGTTGCACTCTACCGTTGGTTGTTACAAAACTATGCAAAAGAAGGTGACAAGATACTTGACACTCATTTGGGCAGTGGCTCAAGCCGTATCGCAGCCGATATGGAAGGGTACAATTTTACGGGTTACGAACTTGACAAGGATTATTTTGATGCCAGTGTAAAACGATTTAATGACTATAAGCAACAAATCAAATTACTGTGAGATAACAGCGAAAACGATGGCAAACGAACAGAACTTGAAACCATTTAAAAAAGGTGGGGATGAAAGAATAAATCCGCACGGCAGACCAAAGAAGTTGATTACCCAATTGAAAGAAATTGGCTATCAAAAAAGCCAAGTTGAGGACACGGTAAACACGATGCTCACGATGTCACGCAAAGACCTTGAGAAGATAGATAAGGGTGAAGAGTTCACCATCCTTGAGAGAATTATTGCAGGTGCTTTGGTGAAGTCGCACGACAAGAACTCTCTGTTCAACTTGGAGATGTTGTTAACACGGTCACAAGGCAAACCAAAAGAGACAATTGACCAAACGATAGAAAGTAAAAATTTCACAATAACTTTGAATTTAGATGAGAGCAAGTTGGAGAGGTGAGGACAAACTCCCACCACAAGATGAAGATATCCAGTTGGTAGCAACTACGGATGGGAGAATAACTTTGGCAAGGTACTTCGATGACCTATGGGTTGAGGAGTATAGCAATGCAATTATTGATGTGGCATATTGGATGCCAATACCTGTACTTCCTAACGAATGACATCACAAGACAAGGCACAAGAAATCAAAGAATCGTTCAACAACTCGTTGACGGTTAAGGATTGCTCATTGGTTGCAGTTGACCAAATCATTGAGGCGTTGTCTCATAAAACTTGGGAGAATCGCAATGAGTTGATGTTCTATTTGGAGGTCAAACAAATACTGCAAGAACTATGAGGGTTATCCAGTCGGGTCATCTTGGTGATTTGATATATTCACTCACGGCAACAAAGCGAGTTGCAGAGTTACACGGTGCGGTAGATTTCCACATCGGATTCCGTGAGCAGAATGGTGTACCTGGTCATCCAAGCGGTGGATACTGTATGAACTTAAACTCATACGAATATATCAAACCATTACTTGAGCATCAATCGTACATCAAAGGCGTTCATATGCATACCCATAGTGATTTGTGGTATGACTTTGATAAGTTCAGGCATCACGGATTGAATCTCGCTGCTGGTGATTTGAGACGGAATCACTTTCTTGTCTATCCCGAATTGATAACCGATCTTCATCAACCTTGCATTGAAGCGAGTGAACCTATCCCATACTTTGCGGACAAGATTCTTTTGAACTTCTCTGCTCGTTATCGCAACCACGATATCAACTATTTCCCGCTCAAGGAACACAAGTGTGTTTTCTTTGGCTACGAATCCGAATACATCGCATTCACGGAGAGATGGAAGTTGGATTGTGAACTATTAAAATGTCAGGATGCATTGATGTTGGCAACCATTGTCGGCAGTTGCAAGGCTTTCATTGGGAATCAGTCAAGCACCTACGCAATCGCAGAGCAGATGAAGGTAAAACGATTGCTTGAAGTGTGCGTTCACTCACCAAATGTTATCCCCGTCAACAATGGCTTTGATTATGTAACGAATCAAGGCTTTAATTACTTACTCAATACCCTATGAAACTATTAATACTAACAGACGGAATCAATGGTGTGGTTTACCATCGCATCTACGCACCACACTTGAGAATGCAAATAAACGGAGAAGCCGAGGTTGATGTATGCCAATCACAAGCCGAATGGATGACGGTTGACCTTGCACCCTACGATGTGATTGTCTTCTCACGATGGCTTGGAAAGAATCAGTACGATGTCTTGAAACGCATCACGGATGCCGGGAAGCCTTATGTGATTGATGTGGATGACTATTGGGTACTTCCAAAATACAACCCAGCATACTGGGCATATCGCAAAGGAATCAAGAACTCCATCAAGGATGCCATCAACTATGCGGATGCGGTATTCTGCACAACTCAAAAACTCGCCAATCAAGTGAGGACAATCAATGAGAATGTCTACATTGTGCCAAACTGTTTGGATACATCTCACAACCAATGGAAGCAACCAAAGGAGAAGAACGAGAGAGTGAAAATAGGATGGGTTGGTGGAATCACACACGAGGAGGATTTAAAGCTCATTGCGGATGACATAAATTCAATGGATGTGGATTTCTACATTTGCGGTTATACACCGAGTGATCATTGGAACAACATTGTCAAACTGATTCCCAAAGCCAACATCGTTCAAGGTACTTCGGTATTTGAATACGGTGAGGTATACAAGCACTTTGACTTTGTACTTGCACCCCTTCAGGACAACAACTTTAACAACTGCAAATCGGAGTTGAAGATTGTGGAAGCCGCTGCCTATTCTATCCCCATTATCTGTTCGGCAGTTTACCCATACTTATACCACACGGGAAATGATGGTGTAATCTTTGCCACCCAAAACAACTGGAAGGCATCCATCCAAAAGTTGATTGATGCTGGTCATTCTGTTCGTCAATCAATGGGGCGTTCAAACAAAATCTATTGTGAGACATACCACAACCTTGACCTTCACAACTTGACAAGATTACAGGTGTACCAAAGTTTATGCAAATAACCTATCAAAGACCATATGTCACGAGTTACCAAAAAGACATCCTTGATTGTGATGCTCGTTTTACCATTACTGCTGCGTCTACAAAGACCGGCAAGACGGCAAGTCATATCATATGGTTATTTGAACAAGCGTTGAAGTGCAAGGACAATCAATCGGTTTGGTGGGTTGCACCGGTATACCAACAAGCGGAGATAGCATTCCGAAGGATGAAGTCACAAGTCACCGACAAGAACTTCTTCATCAGCAACGAAACCAAACTATTACTCACCCTTCCAACAGGTGCAAGGATAGAATTCAAATCGGGAGAGAAACCCGACAACCTATATGGGGATGATGTGTATGCTGCGGTCATTGATGAGGCATCTCGTATGAGAGAGGAGTCGTGGTATGCGATGCGTTCTACCCTAACTGCTACACAAG